ATAACACTTTGTATAAAGTTACATAATAGCAATTTTATATCCTATTTGAAGGATTCGGTTCGTTCAGCTTAACTGAAATCTTAGAAAACGTTCTTGCAGTATTGAAACCGAAAGATGCTGACCGGAGATAGTATAGATGATAAACCTCTTCACCTAATGCCGGAACTTTGACTGTAAATTCCCCCTTTGTTATCTCATTCTGAAACGCCTTGTACTTGGCTGTATAATCGGATGGGGAACTTCCTTTCAGTGTAAATGTAAGAGTCAAATCCCGTTCGTCCACCTTTCTGTTCTCGATTATAATTCTTTTCCCGTCTTGTAGACGCGATTTGTTTTCAATCACATCTTTCATCGGAAGTGGAGCGTAAATAGCTTCTATGAATCCATCTCCCATATTGACTCCCCACATCGTGTAGGCATCTTTGTTATTGATTAGTAGGTCTCCTGTCATAATATTACTTTTTTGATAATCCATTAGTATTTCGCTTGACCTCTGCAATATCAGCCGCCATCTGCTGTATAGGTTTCACCATGATGTTAGTATTGTCACGAATGTCTGTTATAGCCTCATAGGAAAGCCGTATCAGGTCCCTTGTCTCTCCTGCAATATCCTTTATTCCAGACGTGTTTGCGCCTATGGACAACATACCTGCTTTCAAGTCAAGAATAGACATTGTTTGAAGTTGATTCTGATTCTTGATTTCCTCTCCAGCGATTTGAAGGGCAGTGAAGCGTCCGTTCAATTCGTCAGCAGAATCCTGAGACATTGTAGCAAAGCCTTTCTTGGAAGATTCCTGAGAAGAAGCAGAAGATGTCCACCCAAAAACTTCTGCCATAGCATCACGTTCTGCGATCATCTCTTCAGCCAATTCTTGCTGTGCTCTTCTCAACTCATCCGCTTCTGAAGATGTTAAATCAAAAATACCATCTCCATTGCTGTCAGATTTATTCGCCCAGTCATCATACAAGGCCTCTATCTTATTTCTATACTTATTAGCTATAAGATTAGAAAGTATTGCATTTTTAAGATAATTCTCAAAATCATCTGCAAAATCCTTACTATCCTTATCCATGTCGGATAAAGTAGACACGAAATTGTCATAAAAAGAATCAAAAGAGACACCGGTCATAGTTTCTTTCAGTTGCTCTTTCATATTTTCAATTTCATCGTTGCAGTCGATTATATCCTGCAAATATCCCTTTACATCGTCATCCAATTTAGCCCAGAAAGTAGGAGCATCCTCTTGCAATTTAGATAATTGTTCTGCCGTCAAACTGAACAAACCTGTTAACCTTCCGCCAATGGCATCTGGATCTATCCCTATTGATTGAGCAAATTCATCCCATTGTCTCCACCCCTCATTGCTCATACTTTTACGAATTCTCACTCCAATAGAATGAGAACCTGCAGAAGCACCACTATTTAGCCTTTCTATACCTAGTTCTATATTGCTTTGTAGTTTCTTTCCAATTAGGTCTATGGCTTCCTCTCCTGCTTTACGCGCTTCATCACCATAGCTAATATCGACATATTCCTTCTTCTTACTAATAAGGATATCCCATACATCAATCAAAGAAGCATATTCTTCTTTCATCTTGTTATAAGCAGAATAATCAGCACCAAGAACACCTACAAGCCCAGTAGCCATTCCGATTGCTCCACCAATAATAGCTCCCCATGGACCGCCGACTGATGCCCCCGTTGCAGCATAAGAAGCAGTATTACCTAATACAGATGTTACTTTCCCAGCCGTACTGTCTGATTCCACCCCTAATTCTTCAAGAATGCCGGTTAATTCTTTTGCAGCCGATGCTATTCCTTGAAATCCTTTAGAGATACTTTCGGAATCTTTGGTTTTAAAACCTTCAGTTATTTGCTTGAACGGATTATTCTCGTCAAGCATCTTCTTAAATTTCTTAATCGAAGTTTCAAGGTTAGCTATAAATTTACTCAGAGCTGCCGGATTAGACATGGCATCATTTATGGCTTTCACCGTTTTCTCATTATTTTTGAATATATCCGGTATCTGAGCACCCTCTACGCCATTCATGTAGTTAATAAGCTCTTGAATGTCCTCTATTATACTTCTGATAGATGAAGAAGATCGATTAGAGAAGTCTGC